TAGCGAAATATTTTCTTGTGCTTCGTTGGTTTCTTGGCCACCGAGGCCGCCTTTCCATCCACCTCCGCAATCCGCCGATAGTCCACCACCGCCACCAGGCCCAGCGCCGCCAACAGATTCTTCGACGGTTTATTGCATCCCCGCAACATCCGCGAAAAATATCCTTGTTCCACGCCAAACGACCGCGCCGCTTGACCTTGGCTTTGCCCATGTATCCGCTCCCGCACCAGCTGCATCACCTCCTGCTCCGTCATCGCGCCACCTCCAGAATCATCCGCCCATCCCGAAACCCGACCAGATACCGCGCCTGCATCTCAGCGGAGGCATAGATCTCTCCAGGCGTCGGCTCATACAGCGCCCGGAGCAGACCCGCCGCCTCCGCGAGATGTAGCCCACCCAGCCGCTTCGCCATCACAATCCGCTCCAGCACATGTTCCGTCGCGGCCATCGACTCGCTCATGATTTGTTCTCTTTCCGCTGCCGCATCGCCTCCAGCTCATCCGGCACCACGTGCCAGTTTTTCGCCACCTGCTTGAGATGCTCCACCATCGGGATCGGCGCAGGCGCCCCCTGCGCCAGCCGCCGGAACCGGTTCGTCGCCTGGACTAGCCGCGCATCAGGGAGCGCATTCCACACCGCGTCGAAATCAAACAGGACACGCCGCCCGCATGTCCGCGCCGGAATCAAACCGGCGGCGAGCTTTCGGCGCACAGTCCTGACCGACACCTTCAGGCGAGCAGCGATCTCTTGGTAGGTCAATTTTTCTCCGTCCATGATTTTTCAGCCCTTCAGCTGCCTGTCCCATCAAAAACACACGTCCCGCACTGTCCTGCACCGGCGTGTTCCAGCTGTGCGAACATCGGGCGCAATTGCTGGTAATAATCGAACCGATAGGTATTCAGCCGCATGATCTCGTTCTCGATCGCATTCAGACAAAAGGCTGAGAGGGACGGAAATTTCATCCGTCGCGCATGGTTTTCGATATCCACCTTGAGTTCCTGTGGGAGCCGAAACGTCAGATCGTCGTCACACATCGGTCGAGGCATGATGGGAGCCCTCCTCAGTAAAAATGTTGACCGAACTACACATCGCACCATCAAGCAACCTCCGATACTTCCGGATAACGATCGAGCAACGCCATGCGCATGATCACGGCACGACTACACCGCCCCTTCGCTTGGCGCTCCCGATCAATCTTAGCGATCAGCTCAGGCTCGATGCGTGTCTGGATGACCACCAACTGCTTTTTCCTACGCTGTAGCGCTATATGTTGCATAATGTTACAACATTACAACTCTATGAATCGCGTGTCAATATCTTTTTGCAACGACGTGCAACATTTTATTCATTGCGTGCAACTCTATGATTTTTCTAGAATTGGGCGTGGAAAAGAAGAATAAGTACATCCATATTCGATCAGATGCGCAGCTCAAAGACGCGCTCGCAGAGTCCGCCAGGCGGCACATGCGGAAAGAAACGGACGAGGCTCGCTACCTGCTGATGCATGCACTCGGGCTCATTGCGGAAGAGATCACGCCCTATCAGACGCGAGGCCAGCCACACCAAAAGAAAAGGGGTGCAGACCAGTCGTGACGCCCAACTGGTCGCATTGGTCGGAGGGCAACACGAGAGCGTCATCGAAAAGCGCGTCGCGCTATGCTACTGTATTTTGCTTAAGAAGTTATCTGAGACGCAGAGCTACTGCGACGACTGCCCACTGAAGGAATAGCCAGAATCAGAGAGGAGCGGAACCATGGCTCGACGAATCTATGTGCTCAGACGTTCCAGCAAGCTGGGCGCGCACGGCCAACCCAACCTTCAGCAGTGGAATGCACCACGAATTGCCTATCGCGCCATCGACGAGCTCATCGGTATTTGCAAGGGCCTCATCTCAGACCAGCGATTGAGCGAAGAAGAGATCCTGTTTCTCACCGGCTGGCTCAATGCTAATCAACAAGCCGCCGACGTGTGGCCGGCCAACGCGCTCATCTCACGAATCAATCAGATCCTAGACGATAAGATCATCATGGCCGAGGAACGGGACGACTTATTGATACTCCTGCGGGAGATCGTCGGGCAGGCCAACAACGCCGGAACGACAAACAATTCGACGGAACTGCCGCTCACGAAACCAGCCCCACCAGTCTTTTTTACGGGCCATCGTTTTTGCCTCACAGGGCGATTTATGCTCGGTCAGCGTGCCAATGTAGAATATGAAATCAGGGAACGTGGCGGCCTGATTGAAGCCACTGTCACCGCGGAAACAAATTTCCTGGTGATCGGCGAGATCGGCAGCCGCGACTGGCTCCACTCCACTCACGGTCGCAAGATCGAGAAGGCTATATCCTACGCTGAACGTGGACATCCAATCGCAATAATTTCCGAGGAACACTGGGCAGATCATCTCCTATGAGCGAAAACTCCATGCCTGCACCACGTTGCACCACACTGACAGATCGCTGTTGTGACGACTGCCCATTTCGAAGCGGGTGATCATGGCCATCGGAGAATGTCCTGAATGCAAGAAGTCTGTCTCCACTGGGGCCTCGGCCTGCCCGCATTGCGGCTACAAGCCGCGCGGCTGCCTCGCGAAAAGTTTCGTTGGGGTTCTGGCGGCGATCATCATTCTCTGCGGGCTGGCCGTTGTGGGCAGTTTGATAGGAAACAAGAAACCTGACCCGTCACCGCCGCCGACTCCTGCCCAGGCAAAGGCCGCCGAGGCGTGCCGTGCCAAACTTGAGACCGCGAGACAAGGTGGCGCGCTGCACGATCTCGACTGGACTCCAGGGGAAATGCCACTGGTGGTTGTCGGACCTGCCTTTGAACAATTTCCCATGGAGGCCAAGCAGGGATTCGCGGCCACGGTCAATTGCTTCCTGATGGGCGGAAAAGCCGAGTATATACAATTCGACGTGGTGGAATACTTGAATCACCGAGTGGTGGGGACATGGAGCTTGGGACGGTTTAAGGCGAAGGAGTGATCTTCTGTTTCCGCTTATAGAGGACCGCATGCCCGCTATCGAGGAGGGATTGACCGAGATTGGACTCGCCGCGTGTCACCACTCCGAGCAGACGCCCGAAGCTATCGCGCTGGCAGGCCGCCAGGGTGAAAGGTCCGGCCATCAGCCACTCTTCGGCAAACACCGTCGCCGCCGCCGCCTGCAACCGTTCATCAGGAGAGTCGGCGTCCGATTCAGGCGTGTTCACACACACCGCCTTCCGGCCATCGACCGTCTGGCACACGCGCACGCCTTCCGTATTCGTAATACCAGCATTGCGAATGAGGAACGTATCACCGTCGATCACGCGCAACACCCAGCTGGGGTCCAACTGCAACGTCGTGCAGAACAGGGAGAAGACCAGCGCCGCACGAACCATGGATTGTGCGAGTTCCATGCGCCCATCGTACCATATCACCGGTATGACCGGGAGCTAAAAAACTGATGGCCACCACCAAAGGCGTCTACAGCCGAACCAACACCGAAGGAAAGATCCGCTGGTACGTGCGCATCATGGTCGATGGTGTTTATCAGCGCTTCGCGCCGCACGGCGGGTTTCTGACCAAGAAAGAGGCGAACACCTTCGCCCTCCATGCCAAGGCCGATATTACGAGAGGCAAATTCTTTCCCGACAAATTCAAGCGCGACTTTCTGCTCCCGCTCACCGACCTGCTCACGGCCCAGACCAAGCTCCTCACCAAAACCGCCAACACCATAAATAACCGCACCTACGAGCACTGGTGGATGCATCATTTTGGCACGATGGATATTGGCCTCATCACCCCACGCACGCTCGACCAGGCCAGACAGCAACTGGAGCAGGAGCAAAAATCACCGCAGACCATCCATCACTACCTGAAATTTCTCCGGTACCGACTCAAGCTCGCCCAGCGCGACGGCCAGCTCGAGCACTCCCCGTTTGAGCGCAGCACGCTCCCCGCCGTGCACAACGAACGCACCCGGTTTTATTCCGCTGCCGAACGCCAGCGCCTCTACGAGGCCCTCGGCCAGGAGTGG